GGTGCGGTTGCACCAGTTGGTAAGACTATTCATGTGAACTAAGGAGAATGAAATGGAAAGATGGGAAGAAGAATTTGAAGATATGTTTCCTGAAATGGAAGATGGTGATGGAAGCGATATGGCTAAGCATTATTTTATGTGTGGTTGGATGCAAGCCATTACCCTATTACAAGACAAGATTGCTAGCGGGGGATTCGACTATGAGTAAGTGCGTAGCCAATGTTGGGTATGACAAGTATGTGCTTGAAACTAAAGATGCCATTGCCTTGTTTGAAATACTAAGCAAGGCAGAACGATACGATGCTAAGTATCATAGCTCAGAGGGAGATAAGCCTAGCTTTTATACATACCATATATGGGAACAGGCTGAGGAAGAAAGCAAAGTATCCCTAACAATGTTAGGTGCAAGTATGTATCGCATTGCAAAGATGGCAGGTAAACCATGAGTAGGCGTGAGTGGTGGGCGTGGCACTTGGTTGCCTTTTTATCAGGCGTTGTATTCGGTAGTATTTTAATTAGCGGGGGGGTTTTATGAGTGATGAAATGAAATGTATTCCGAAGGATAGATTTCCTAATACAGATTTTGATAAGTATGCGGAGAATAACAAGGGCGAAGAACTGGGTGGTGTGATGCCCCATGTGGGCGTTTTACTTACCGAACTAATCAAGCGTTATCCACAATGGACTTTTGTCGCAACAAGAGGAAACTATCACGAAAGATTGGCTGATGGCAGTCGGGTTCGTTTGGCTACGCATTTTAATGTGCTTGAAAAGCGTGAGGTGCTTGGCTATATTGCCTATGACCGAAGCTACTCAAGGGGTGACCAATGGGTTGTGGGTAATGACCGAATCTCGGCAACAAAAGACAGACAGTCATGCACCAAAACTACTAAGTTAGATGTGGCGTTGCGTTTGGTTAAGAAAAACTTTAGCCCTAAGACTACTGATGAGTATTTTGAGAAAGCGGTGCAAGAAGTAAACGAGAACTTAAATCGTTTAGTAACAAGGGCTAACCAAGATACAAGGGGTTATTACAATGCTTTACAGCCAGCAATGGCAGAGTATGCAATGCAGAATTGGGAACACTTTACATCTACCTTGAATGATGAGGGTAAGACTACTTGTGCAAAGTATATGCAAACCCATGAAAAGCTACAAGTAAACGAAGCCCTTAGAAAAGCGTATACCACAGGCGAGGCATCTACTATTCTAATTAAAGAAAATGAATACATTATTAGAAACAAGGGTGGCACGACTGTATGCCCTACTGAGCAGTTGCCTCAGGAAATGAAGTTGAAGTTAGGTATGTTGAAGTTGGTTGCGGTCAATACAGTAGTTGATGGTATGGGCTATCGTGCTACCGAAGATTCGTATGTCATTGTTTAACTAAGGAGACCTAACAAATGTTAGATTTAAGAAATATATTTAAGCAGGAACTAGAAAAACCAAAAGAGCAATTACCGTTGGCGATTGATAAAGATTCAAAGTTTATTTATCAAGGCGGTGCTGATGTGCAAAAGGTTTGGAAGAAGTATGGTTGGATTCCACCTAGCGAATACCGAACTGATTACGAGTTTGGAAAGAAGGATTGATATGACGGAAAAGAAAAAGATGGGTAGACCAAAGGGGGAAACCCCCCCGATGGTTAGCACAAGTATGCGACTACCAAAAGATATAGTGGATTACTTTAAAAGCAAACACCCCAAAGGGTGGCATAAAGCGATGCGTAAAGTATTGTTTGACTTTATTAAAAAGGAGAAGTGAGATGGCGGTAGCGAAGAAAAAAGCCAAAGCAATTATTGGTAGTGAAACAGTTAGTGCATTGGGTGATGGCTTGTTTAAAGGCGTTAGCGGAAAACTATATAAGCCAATGGATTTCACCCCACAAGATATGGTAAATAGCCCAGCGCATTATAAAGTTGGCGGTATTGAAACGATTGACTTTATTGAGGCTAAAAACTTGGGCTATCATTTAGGAAACGCAGTAAAATACATTAGTCGGGCAGACCATAAAGGCAGGAAGATTGAGGACTTAAAGAAAGCCGAGTGGTATCTAAAGCGTGAGATTGCTAACATGGAGAAAGTAAAAAGACTTAGTGCCTAGAGCATTTCGTTACAGTAATAGTCTATGATGTCTTGTATATGCGGTAGGCGATTTACTGGGGTAACTGGGGTCTAGGCATAAGGATTGATTCCCCACTACCCACCTTTCACGAACACGACGAGGGGCGTGCTAATATACAAACCCCTCAACCCCACCTAGTGTTAACCCCTACAAAATAAATCTATAAACTCTTTGACAGAGTAAAGAACTATGCTACAATCGTGGCATGGCAAGCACACCCGAAAAAAAAGTTAAAGATAAATGCGTAAAACTAATTACGTCTTATCCACAAACTTATTACTTTTACCCCGTCATGACGGGGTTTGGTCGTTCGGGAATCCCCGATATCATATGTTGCATACGAGGTAAATTCTTAGCCATAGAGTGCAAAGCTGGCGACAACAAGCCAACGGCTCTACAAGATAGAGAACTACAAAAAATAAATGAGGCTGGAGGCGTTACATTGGTAATCAATGAGACGAACCTAACAATGTTAGATGAGATACTTAAAGGATTAACGCATGGAACAAAACCCTGATTTTTGCGTGGGAGTAAGAACCCTATTAAAGCGCATGGAAAGCAACCCCGAGGAGTTCAATGTCAGTAGCGGTAACTATGGCAAGTGGGGTCGTATCTTAGAACAAGTCGTTCTTTTGCAAGAAGCTGGCAGCGATAAATTACCTTTTCCGAATCATTTAAGTGGACTTACGGCTGCCGAAATAAATGCAATCTATGTGGGGTATTGCAAATTCCTACGCAAACGCTTTGATGACTATGTAATGCGAGAACTTCTTGCTGATGCAGAGGAACTATCATATTCCCCAGCGACAGCCCCAAACGTAGTTTTAGGAACCCCGTCAAACATAGAAACAGTAGAACAAATGCTACAAAAAATTAAGGAGTTGGTATGACTGCCATGCGTAACCCTGATGCAAAACATACGGACTTTACCGACCTTATTGGAATTATTCCTAGCAATCCTAAATTATTGCCGTCTAACCTAGACATGGTTATTGAACGCTTTGGACATTTTCTTATTGGTGAGTGGAAGCGACCCAACGAGAAGATAAGTATGGGGCAAGAGATTCTTCTCAAACGCCTAGCTACAAAAGAGGACATTGTTGTATTGCTGATTGAAGGTGATACAGATGATGGCATGGTAGTTAATAACATTGAAGCGATAAATAAAGATGGCACGCTTAATAAAATCGGTACAGGTACGGAAACACTTAAAAAATTTATCCGTTTTTGGTACGAACACGCAGAAAAGAAAGCAAGGGGGATTTAGTATGAAAAAGTTAATTTTAAAATGGTTAGGGCTAACTACTGATGGAGAAGTTGTTAGAACAATAATTCCTGAAGATGAACGCATAGAAGGTGGCTCAGTTAATCATCGAATTGGCATTATTAAAACTATTAATGGCGGTTGCGTTCTAGAAGTTGCTACTTATAAAGTAAGTAGTAGCAAGGGGGGTTTTGGGCACAACGATTGGACATATGAGTTCTATACAGTTGGCGAAAACCAAAAAATTAGTGAAGCAGTAAGTGTAGTGCTTTTAATGAAGGGGTTGGAAAAATGAACGCAAATGAACTAGCTGATGAATTGCAAGAATTAGATTCAAAACTGCATTTAATAAATTTGTTTAAAGCCGCCACTATGCTACGAGACCAACAAGCTGAAATAGAAGTGTTGAAACAAATCATTAGGGAGTTAGAAGCAAAGGTGTACGGAGGTACTACTAAGTAAAAATGTAGCATATATTACACAATTACAAAGAAAAGGAACATTATGCAAGTAATAACAGTGGCACAATTAGCAGAAATGCTAGAGAAAACAGGCGAAGAGTTACAAGTTATGGCGGCTGAGACCATACGCAGACAAGCCAATGAAATCGTGCAGGTAAGAAAAGCAATGTTTAAAGCGTTAGAGACTAGAAGTGTTATGGATAATATTGATGATGGGAGATGTTAATGGATATTACAGTTAAGATGATTAAAGAATTAGAAGATGGTAGTGCTATAGTTAGTATAGATATGGATAAAGATGCAAAAGAATATCTTATAGGTGAGGGGTTCTTAGCGGTAATTGAACGTGCATTAAAAAGTTCAGAATCAGTAATAAAAGAAG